GTGCCTGAGATTAGCGTGAGCTATCCAACAACAGCACAAGAGTATCTAGCATTTAGATTTACCATTGCTCGATCAAGTACTGATGTTACTAAGGGGCCTTTATTTACTGGCTACCAGTTGAAGTCATTACCTGCAGTACCACGTCAACGCCTTATCCAATACCCAGTCTTTTGCTATGACCACGAGAGCGACAAGTTTGGTAATGAGGTTGGCTATGAGGGGTCTGCCTTTACACGTATGTCACAACTAGAAACAATTGAAAATGTTGGTGACACTATCCGCATTCAAGATTTTAGAACTGGTGAATCATACCTAGGCATCATTGAAGAGATGGATTTTATAAATAAGACTCCAGAGGATAAAAGGTTCTCTGGTTTTGGTGGCACACTTCTAGTCACTATCAGGACGGTATAATCAATGACAATTATTGAATGGGCTGGAATAGCCGTAGCATTAACAACAATAGTTGGAAGTTTTATTGGAACCATTCGGTGGTTAGTCAAGCACTATCTATCAGAGTTAAAGCCTGATGGTAATGGTGGTCACAATTTTGAAGGAAGATTAGCAAGGTTAGAGCATCGCATTGACGACCTTTTTATATTAATAGCGGAGAAGTTATGACACAGGCAGAGAGTGTAGTAACTATAGCCAAAGGACAAGTTGGCTTCAAAGAGACTCCTGTTAACAAGACTATATTTGGACACTGGTACGGACTTGATGGACAACCCTGGTGTGCAATGTTTATTAGTTGGGTCTTTATGAAGGCTGATGCGACCAGTCTTATCAATCAATCGCCTAAAGGCTTTGCCGGATGTGAGTCCTTCGAGGCTTGGGCTAAGAAGAAGAAGTTAAATGTCCCTGTATCTAAAGTACAACCAGGAGATATCCTCTTGTTTGACTTCACTAAATCTGGTAGATCCATTCATACTGGTATCGCAATTGGGTATAATGAACACACCCATTTGATTGACACCATTGAAGGAAATACTGCTGGAGATTCTAAAGGATCTCAAGCAAACGGAGATGGGGTATATCTCAAGCACCGTGCTCCCAGTACGGTACGTATGGTAGTTCGCCCTAAATGGAACAAATAAACTAAGGAGCAATAATGAATAAAGAAACCCTAACAGCAATCGCTAAGACATATATTAGAGCAGCAGCAGCAGCAATCATTGCCCTCTATCTTGCCGGTGAAACCAATCCAAAGAACTTATTGACCGCAGCAATCGCAGCAGTTGCCGGTCCGGTGCTTAAAGCACTAGATCCAAAGGCAACCGAGTTTGGTCGTGGAGCTAAGTAATTAGCTTCTACTAGCGCGAGGCAACCGCCCCCTGCTTTCCCTAACGGGAAGGTGGGGGGCTTCTTTTTTTATGCCCTTTTAAGGCAGGAAAAATGGCGAGTTGAGACACTTTCAGCACTGGGTAAGGATAATGTATGGGTCGAGGGTAGTTATGGCTCCAACTCAAGGTTGATTTACTTCTGTTTACTTTTCTTATGCCTAAAATAAACCTGAGTCTGAATCACCAGATAGATAAGTCTTTAATCTGTGGCAGTTGGAACATAATGTTTGCAGATTAATGGGGTCGTTGTTCCACCTGTTACCGTCAATGTGGTCTACATCTAGTTGACTATCGTGCTCTGGTTTGAACCCACACTGTTGACATATTTCCTTCTTATGTCTAGCATATGGATACTGAGAGTTAAGTAGGTTTCTTTTATAGACAGCTTTACATCGGTATCTACCAGATAATGGGTTGTTTTTATCTCTCAGTTTTATCTTTGTTGGGCCGCAGATAGAGCACGTTGCCGTGCGTTCCTGCTCATTGTGGTCAGTTAATTTGTGGTTCATCTTCTAAGGTGGGAACTATTACTAGGTTCCCGCAACTCAGGCATTCAGCATCAAGAAAGTAGAATGCAATTTCATTATTTTCAAAGGAACAAGCTACACGAAAGATAGTACAACCACAGGTACAAGTATGGGTTGGACCCATAGAGCGTAGATCGGTACCAAATTTGGTAGGTAACTTATAGAGTTCAGTAATGTGAACTGAATGACCTTGTTCCACTGATACTCTTTCTTTGCAGGGTTGGTAGACGGAGGCCGTCCTGTATGCCCTGTACTGCCCCGTACTGCCCTGTACGCGCCCCCTAGGGCGCTATTGTAGCCCGTAGATTCGCTTACGCTCATATTGTACACGCCCACCATAATCCCTCCTCTATTAAGGCATCTACGGCGTGTCGTGATATACTCCACTAATGACGACAATCGCGGGGATTCAAGGGAAAGACTACGCAATACTGGTAGCTGACTCACAGATCACCGAAGATAACCTTGTAACCTTGGCTATCACAACTCCTAAGATAGTCGTAATAGGTAAATTTCTATTAGGTATCTCAGGTGATACAAGACCTGGTGACATTCTTTCCTATAACTGGAAGCCGCCGACCTATCATAATGAGAATCCCGCGCAGTTTATGGGTAAGAAGGTGATACCTAGTATCATCACAGCTTTTAATGATAACAACTACGACTACAATAAGGCGGATAAAGATGGTGGTTTTGATTATCTTGTTGCTTTCAACGGCAATATCTTTAGGATTGCTTGTGACCTCTCTTTTTTCCAAAGTGATGTCGGTATCTACGGTATTGGTAGTGGTGGTCAATTTGCTTTGGGTTACTTATATTCTATTATCAAGACAGATACTGACATAGCTTACGCCAAACGACACGCCCGTAAGTCCGTTGATATTGCTTCGGTACTTGACTCTAATACTGGTAAGCCTTTACAGTTGGTAGTACAAGAAAGGATATAAATGACTGACCCCAAGAAGTTATTACTAGATGCACTACGAGCAGGTGATGCTAAACGATCACGCTCTATGCAAGTACAGATAGGTCCATCAGAAGTAGGTGGCTGTCGTCGCAAGGTTTGGTACAGACTCAATGACCAACCTGAAACTAATGATGGCGAGTTAAAGCTCGCTTCAATAATGGGTACTGCTATACACGCAGAAATTGAAAGAGTGTTAGCGGATAACCCTGATGTTCTTACCGAAACCGAAGTTGAATACAACGGAATGAAAGCACACATTGACGCATTCGTACCCAGTACTGGTGATGTCATTGACTGGAAAACTTCTAAGATAAAAAACCTTAGTTACTTTCCTTCAACGCAACAGCGTTGGCAAGTACAACTTTACGGCTACCTCCTAGCTAAAAACGGCTACGCGGTCAACCGAGTGTCGCTAGTGGCTATCGCAAGAGATGGTGATGAACGTGATATCAAAGTTCACACTGAAGATTACGATGAAACTGTGGCACTAGATGCACTCGGTTGGCTAGCAGTTGTTAAAGAAGCACAAGAGGCACCAGCTCCTGAGAAGGATGCAAGTTATTGTCAGTTCTATTGCAAATACTTTGACGCATCTGGGCAGATGGGATGCGTTGGTCTAAAAAAAGGACGTACAACAATCAGTGAAGTAATCATTGATGATGCAGATATTGACAAGAAGGCACTCTTGTATTTACAGTTAGGAGTGCAGATAAAGCAGTTAGAATTTCAACAAGATTCATTGAGATCTAACTTTGAAGGATTACTAGGTACCACCAATTCTGGTATCGAAGTAAGTTGGACAACTGTTAAACCTCGTGAGACGGTTGACAGTGTAGAAGTAGAAAAACTACTTGGGTATGTTCCTAAGAAGTTTGGTTCAGCGACATATCGTCTAGCAATAAGTCAACCTGGAGGTAAGTAAATGGCAACAGAGGGAACAAAGTTTCAAATCAATTACAAGTTATCAGATGGAACACTCATCAACTTGTACGCAGCAACAGTGACTGAATTAGAATCAGGTCTTGCAGATCTTGCAATGAATGCTATGAACATTAGAACTTCTGGTATGGAATTAGCCGGTGGTTCTGCTCCTGCACCAACAGTTGCATCAGTAGCACAACAGTTGGGTGCAACCGTAGATGCCCCTGTACAGGCTTCAGCAGGTCCTGTAGCTGTCAACGCTAATGGCGGTGTAAACACTTGCCTACACGGAGTAATGAACTACCGTGAAGGTGTATCTAGCAAAGGACCTTGGAAGGGATATATGTGTGCAGCGCCTAAAGGTGCTGTAAACAAGTGCGATACAATCTGGATCCGATGACGTATGGAAAAGCCTTGGGATTTCGAGGCACCACTTTGTCGTGAAGTAGGTACAGATATCTTCTATCCAGATAGATTAGAAGATGGAATAGATACTATGTCTATTGTACTTGCACAAAGCGCAAAAAGAATATGTCGTATGTGCCAGCACAGAACTGCTTGTGCTGAGTGGGCCATCATTAATGAAGCTCACGGCATCTGGGGTGGTATGACTCCATCAGATCGTAGAAGAGTACGTAGTAGACGACGCTTAAAATTATCGGGAGAAGAAGTTGCTTGAACTGTCACGCGCTTGGGGTGGGGTGCTTACTAAGGCAACCCCGCTTCCGGACGTGTGGATAGAATTAAAGAAAGCATCTATCAGGTTTCGTAGAGGCCAGCTATGTATGGTCGCTGCTGCACCTAACGCTGGTAAGTCTATGTTCTCTTTAATCTATGCAATCAAAGCAAAGGTTCCTACGCTCTTCTTCTCTGCAGATACCGATACAACTACAGTAATGATGAGGGCTGCAGCCCATTGTTCAGGTCACTCACAAGTGACAGTTGAAATAAACCTATCTAACGATAACCATTACTACGATAAGCATTTTCAATCTCTTAAACATATCAAGTGGGTCTTTGACTCATCTCCATCTCTTGATGATATTGAGTTAGAGGTTAGGGCTTATGTAGAACTCTATGGAATAGCACCAGAGTTGATAGTCATTGACAATTTAATGAACGTGACTGCTGAAACTGATAACGAATGGGCTGGACTTCGAGCTATTATGATGGAACTGCACGACTTGGCTCGTAAGACTGAAGCGTGTGTATTGGTATTGCACCACGTCTCTGAACAATCAGAGTACGGATCACCTACCAAACCACCTCATCGCCGGTCTATTCACGGTAAGGTTAGTCAATTACCAGCGCTTATACTCACTCTTGGTTATGAGCCAGGACAGGCATCGCTGTACGTTGCTGCTGTTAAGAATCGTTTTGGGCCACACAGTGCAGATGCTAGTCTATACGCCACACTTCTAGTAAGTTATGGAGCCTGTCAGATATCAGATCAAGATGACTTTGGTAGAATGCTCAGACGAGATGCAATAGCTAAATATGAAGGAGGATACGTTGTCGGAACTAACTAATAAATACAGAGATAAAATCAATGCTAATGATATGCAAGAGCAAATCAATGCACTCAAGGTTGACCTAACTAATTTTATTGGGGCCTTACTGCAATCTGGCATAGTTGAGTTAGTCAAAGATGAGCAAGGTGAACTTATCTATAAGATTAACAAGGTTGTATTGGTAGATGAGCAAGTATAATAAAGTCAAAGGTAGCATCTTTGAAACAGATGTTATGAAATGGCTACGCAAAATGGGAGTTCTTGCTGAACGCTTGACCAAAGCTGGCAGTAAGGATGAAGGAGATATGGTCTGCGTTATTGCAGGTAAAACCTATATTCTTGAACTCAAGAACAGGGCAACCCTTTCGTTGCCTCAGTTCTGGAGAGAGGCTCAAGTTGAGGCGCTTAACTATTCTAAAGCACGGGGTCTTGGGGAAGTACCTTTGCATTATGTAGTAGTTAAGCGTCGCAACGCTTCAATAGATCAAGCCTGGGTC